TTGCCATCCCGTTGCAACTCTCCAGCGGCGTCAGGTGCGCCTTCGTCGGCGAACGTCAGATTCACCAGAGCCGTGAGGGTCAGGCCGGACATACTCGCCGCGCCCTGGCCCGCCGAACCGGTGTGAGCATGATCTGAAAGAACCAGAAGATTGTCCCTCACATCGACATTTAACATCGCTGCCGTCACGATGTCGTCGCTGATTCCCGTCCAGTCCCTCGGAGTCGTCCAGGCCATATGTCCCTCCTACTGCGCCGCGAACCGGAACGGGAATTCATACGGGAAGCCCTTGCTCACGATCCTCGATAGCCAGAGGAGCCGGGGCGGTGGCTCCCGCCTCGCCTGCCGTACCATCGGTCGCGCTGTAACGGTCGTCATGCCCATCAGTGCGTATGGTTCCCGGCTGCGGCCTGAGTCGATCCGGTTCCCAGTGTTCGCAGGCTTGCGGTTCCCGCCACTGCGTCGGCGTACAGCCCGACCAGCGCGGCCCCGTAGTATTCAAGGTTATTACCAACCCGCCGAAGCTGACCCGCCGTCGATGGACTGCCGCCAGGGGCAGCGAGTACCAGCACCTCCAGGGCCGTCAGAGAGACGCCTGACAACGTCGCGGAACCGTTACCAGCCCCCCCGCTATGGGCGTGTCCCGAAAGGACGTCGCTGTTCGCCTTGATTTGGGCGTTGAGATCGCTCGCAGAGACCATGCTACTCGTCCAGCTTTTCGGCGTTGTCCAGGCCATCAGAAGGCCGGAACGGTCGAGGTGCCGAGGACTCCGACGCCCAGCACCCAGAACTGACTATAGCCACCGGAGGCGGGCGATAGCTGCCAGACGGTCGTATGCTCCTGGCCTCCCGCCGTGACCTGGTGCCGCTCGGACTCGATGAAGAAGTCCTCATTGACGCCCAGCTTCGCGTCCCCGGTCGCCGTGACCGTGATCCGGTCGGATAGGTCGCGGGTCAGGGCGTGGCCGATATTCCCCGATGTAGAGGCCGGGATCGTCAGCGTCAGAATATTCGTCGGCGACGCGGAGACCGAGACCTGATAATCGCACCAGTCCTGCGCCTCGGAAGTGGTCGGGATAAATTTGGTTTTCGCCACGTACTTCCGTTCCCCGTAGATGCCCTGTGAGGTCGTATCGATGGCCCGCACGATGCAGGGATTCTTCGTGCTGACCGCCGTCCCTCGCGCCTGGAGTTTGGTCACGTACCCGCTCGACCCGGTCGCCGAATTGGTTAACGTGATCGCCATCCGCTCTGCCGTCTTGGTCTGGGTCACGGTGATGTCGCTTGTCAGATTTGTCCCGCCGCCACCGTATTCCGAGTTGAGCAGAAAGTCCGTCGTTGCCGCCGGTGTCGTCCAGGCATCGACCTCCATTGCGCTGTTCGCCGCATCAGGGTTCGGGAACTCGGCCTCAAAGGTTTTCGCCTCGCCCGGTGCCAGGGTCGGCGATGCCGAGCCGGTTTCTGGATGCGTCCAGAGTACGGCCACGCTCGCCGTGTCGAACGTCCGAGCAGTCGCCTCTACGTGATTGACAATCGTCGATAGCGGGTCGGCCTGGGCGATAGCCTCAAACGTATGCGCGGCCCCGTCCGCGTCGGAGAACGTCGCCTGGGAGGTCGTCGAGGCCGTCTCGGTCAGCCTATGGTATCGGTTCTGGAACGCAATCTGGCCCGACTTACTCTCCAGGAGAAATCCCGCCTCGGCCTCCTCTACCAGTCTGAGCGCGTCGATGGTTTTTTTGCCACTGATCCAGAACCTGGAGATGGTCGTCTTGCCTTCTTCCAGGTCGCGGTTGGTAGTGTCGTCCGGCCATCCGACATCGGTCAGTATTGAGCCGATGGCACTATCCTCACCCGCCACGTCAGATGTCAGGATGTTGGTCTGGCTCGCTAACTGGGTCTCAAACTGATTCAAGTAGCCCAACGTACCGAAGGCCGTGAGGGTCGCCGTCTTGCGACCCGCCGCAGCCGGGGCAGGCTTGATCCGGTCGAGCTTGCCCTGCCACCGGACGCCGTCGTTGAAAGCAATCGGGAAGGTGTACGGGAAACTCCCGCTCCCGGCCTGGAGCTGGATCGAACGGCCTGGGAGGATGTTGCCCGTCAGGGCCGAGGATGTATTCGACGGGCTGTACTTGCCGTCGGTATTGATCAGCACCGCGGAGAGTTTGCCGGCGACGCTTCTGCCCTGGAGGGCCGAGGCATAATCCCGCCCGCGAGACCACGTCACCGACAGGGTGTCGCCGGAGATGTCATCGTTCGCGTCGGTGAAATCCCCGTCATTATTCCAATCGACGAGGAGGGTATAAGAGCCGGGCATCAGGCCGTCTCGACAGCAACCGCGGCCTCGGCATCTACCCCGTTACTGGATGCCTTGAGCGCGTCGAGTTCAGCCTGCAATTCCTCGCGGAGCCGCTCGGCGATGATCCTCCTCAATTGCTCGGCGGCGAGTACGTTCTGGGCGAGTAGCGTTTGGAGATCGGCGTCAGTAATGCCTTCGTTCACGCCCTCACGCTCCCATCCCAGGCCGTGCAAATGGCACAGTCGGAGGCGTGTTGTCTAACCGCTGGTACAGTCGTCACCTTGGCAAGCTCGGTGGCCTGATTCCCTGCCGTCAGTTTCGTTCCGTATTGCTGCCACGCATCCACCGTGTTGACGGCTGAGTTCACCGAATCCCGCAGACCCTCCAGATGCTCTCGCACGTCTTCGTTCGTTGCCATCGTTATGCTCCTATCGCCTCAAGGCGTCTGCTCAATTCGTCATATTGCGAGTCCATCCGGTGGCGGTTCTGGTAGATACCGCCAGCCAGGAGTCGGGTCAACGGCTGAATCCGCATATGGTAGCCGCTGGACGCTCCAGGGACTGGCTCTAGTATACCCATATCGACCATACGCTCCCGATTTGCCAGCCGTTGCTCCTCAGTGACCTCCGGCACTACATCCTCGATACCCTCGCCGCTATACGCGAACCGCTGCAACTCCGCGGCGTCGTCGTACTGGTCGAATAGATCGACCTGGGCTGCGCTCCCAGAGCCAGACAGATCGACGCTGAGAACTCCCACTGAAGTCAGCTTCAACCCCAGGTTGCTACCGCCCGTTATTGTAGGCGATACGCGGAAGTCGCCGGTATTATCTGCACCGGCGCGGATGAACGATATTCGTCCGAGTTCTTGCTCACTGCCATCAGTGTCGTTCTGCCGGAACGTGAACGCTGGGCCGGAGCCGTCAGCTACGTTCCCAGTGCTATTGTGTACTAGGTCAAAAACCCGTTGCTCCCCGGATGTTCCAGAGGTTTCACGCGACATAATAATATTTCCCGTGCCTCTGTGGATAATCTGGGCAGACGTCCAATTGTTACCCGATGCTCCGACGTTGGATAACGAGCCGTTGGAACAGTCGAGGCTCGCCACTGTCGCGGCTCCGGTATCTAGTGTGCTGGAGCCGTTGTCGATATTGCCGAATCCGGTGTTGATCGAGCCAGCGTTTAGGACTCCAACAGTCGTCACAGAGGTAGTTACGACGCCCGACGCCAGGGACGACCCCGACAACGCACTCGCGGCGACTGTCCCGCCACTATTGCTTGCTGCGTGAGCGTGGTTGGCGTTCGCGAATCCGGTCGAGGAGATCGTCGGCGTCGTGAGGGTCAGGCCGGCCAGGGTAGCCGACCAGGCCGGGATGCCTGACGCGAGATGGAGAACAGTGTTGTCCGCGCCCTTCGCGAGTCGGGATAACTGGGACGTGCTGGAGGCGTACATGATGTCGCCCGCGGCCTGGGATGCGAATACGTGCGCCCCGACCGCTTCCCATTCGGTTTGCGTTAGCTCTGTTCCGACGGAGCCGTGCTTGAGTTCGTTTGCCATGTCCTACCTCTAAGCCGTCGCTAGAATGCCGCCGAACCCGCCCCGGCGAACACCGTCCTGGATCGCCTCGGTGACCCGCTCCTCAAAGTCGTCGAATCCATAAGTCGGCCCGAGAATGTTGATCGTGACCCCGCCCGCTCCTCCACGCCCCAGAGGCACGACTGCCTCCGGCCCGGCCTCTCCGAGCATCGCCAGGGTCGGCGACGTTACGATCCCGCCAGCCGCCATCTTCGGAATATGTGCAATATTGAATGGAGCGAATTCAAATCCTGGAACGATTGTGACGCCCCGAACCTTCTTGGCCTCCCAGCCTATCTTCATGGCGTTCATCACGTCGAGCAGCTTATTGACCCCGTCGATGATAAAATTCACCGGCCCTTTAACAAATCCTTTGATAGCACCCCAGACGCTCGCCCATTTATCCCTGAACACGTCTAATGCGCGATGGATGGCTCCACCAGGACGCAGCCAGCCGAAATGATCTTCCCAGATTCCGCTTATAAACCCAGCGATAGCGGCGAATTTCAGTTTGACGCTAACCCATACCTCGCCCCACAATTCCTTGACCTTGTTCAGGGCGGTATGCAGAATGCCACCCGGCAACGCCCACCCAAATTTGTCTACGAATACCTCGCTGATCTTCTCCCAGGCGACAATCGCCAGGATGCGGATAGCCGCCCAGATGTCCTCCCAATGTTTCTTGATAAACAGGATCGCCTTTATCAACGCGCCGCCTGGGAGGAGCCACGCCCACTTTGAGGAGAATACCCCGCTGATGAAATCCGACACCTTTTCCCAGGTTGCTTTTAATACCGCCAGGATTTTGTCCCAGTTCTTGAAGATCAAAATAGCCGCCGCCACCGCCGCAACAACTCCCAGAATGATCAATCCAATCGGCCCCATTGCGACGTTCAAAGCCCCCATCGCCGCAGATTGGAGCCACGTCGCCGCCGTTGCTATAGTCTGGGATGCAGCCATCGCAGAGATGCCGGTGGTCAGGGCCGGGATCATTATGACCATCGGGCCGAGGGCCGTGGCGAAGTTTCCGACGGGAGTTAATGCGCCCTTGACCCGGTTCTTCATAATGTCGAACTTGTCCGACATCGTCAGTGTCGTCGCTCCGAGGTCTGCGACCTTGCCCTCGGAGTTCTCCATTGCCTTGACTAGATCGCCAATCGCGAATCCTCCCTTATCTATCGCGTCCTTAAACCGGATGCCCGCCCCGGCACCGAACAAGTCCATCGCGAGAGCCATGCCCGCGGTATCTGTCTCGGCGTTTTGTATTTCATCGATGGCGTTTTGTAGCCCGCCCGTGATGTCTGTGACCCCTTCGTCTGCTAACTTCTTAATGGCCGTATTTAGCCCCGGCATCATCTTACCGACATCAAGACCCTTCGCTTCCATGTTCGCGATCAGGGCTGTTGCGTCGGTCAATGGAAGGCCCAGTTCGTTCAACTGCGGGCCGAACTTTACGACCTTGTCGGCGAGCTCTGTCATCGGTACGCCGACTGCTTGAGATGCGGCAGTTAGTTGATCGAGGAACTTCTCAGTGTCCTCCACAGGTTCGCCCATCGCGATCATTGCATCGGCGACCGATTTGATCATCGGCGCGGCGTCTTCACCCATCGCCCTGGAAACATCGAGGAAGGCTTTTGTGACGTCCTCTAATGCCTCGCCCTCCAGGCCCATCTCGGTGTTTACATCAGCAATTGCCCCTGCGACCGTTGCCGCGTCCTGCGGAACCGTTCCCCACACGTCTTTGAAGCTCTGGGTCAGCCCTTCCAGTTGCTCCCCGGTTGCGCCTGTCCCGGCGGCGATTGTGTTCGTCGCCTCCTGGTATTCCTGGCCGAGTTTCGCCGCCGCTCCAGCGGCCAGCGTCAGACCACCGGCGGCCATAGCAACGCCCTTCATGGCGGTCTTGAACTTCCCGCCCATGCCCTTGACGTTCTTCTCGGCCTTCGCCGTGTCGGCGTCGACCGTTATGGTGACTGTATTAGCCACTCGATTCGTCCTCCACCTTGCCTTCGCTTACGATTGCCAGCATCCGCAATATCCCGACGTCCTCGTCCAATAGCTGGGACGGCAGGCAGCTATACCGCTGGCAGATGCCGTCGATGATCTCGGCCAGCTCTAACTCGACCGGCTTGATGATTGGCCGCCCATCCTGATACGTCCCGCCTCGGACAGCCAGCCACCGGGCTATTCCGAGGCTAAGGCTTCCCCCGCTGTTGTCGCGGCCTCGCTCCAGGCTCCGAGGATCGCGGTGCCGAGCGCGGGCGGTAGGGATAGGAATCCCTCGGCGTCTGCCGACAGCACGGTGCCGTCCTCGTCCTGGAGATTCCACGAGTCTAAAATCTGGTCGCCGAACATCGTGAACGCGGCCCGCAGACCTTCGGGATTATTATCCGATGCGCCCGCGAGTTGCTGGAGATCGAGGAACGTCCGCAGATCGACATCAAGCCGCGCCTCGATGCGGATGCCCTCATACTCCGGCTGCGCGAATACGAGGACAGCCCGACGCCGCTGGATGACGAAGGGCGTGACCCCGTTTCTGCTCTGGACTACCACTAGACTGTCGACCATGCCGGGACTGTGCCGTCTGCGAGGTTCAAGGTTACGCTCCAGGTCAACGCCCCGTCCGATCC